TACAGAAATTAGCGTCAAGATCGTTGGACAAATTTCTTGATGCAATCTTTAAGTCTGACGTAACCGGCGCTCCCTCTTTGTTTGAAAACTTTGCATCTGGCTTGCCGGTTATTGGAAATCTATTTGGCAAGCGAGCTGGCGGGGGCCCTGTCTCCTCGGGCGCTCCGTATCTTGTTGGCGAAAAAGGGCCTGAGCTATTTGTACCGAGCTCTGCTGGTCAAGTTATCCCTAATTACGCGATGGGCGGCGCTACCACGGTAAACAACTACAACATCCAAGCAATAGACGTTAAGTCTTTTGAGGATCGCATCCTGGGAAGCTCCAAAGCTGTCTGGGCGGCTAACGCGTACGCAAACAAATCACTTTCGGTTAGGGGCAGAACATGAGCTTCCAAACGATCTTAGACATTAGCCAAACCATAACGGTTAACAACCGTCGAATGGTAGGCCAGCAATACTCAAGATCAGGGCAGGTTAGAACAGCGCTCTACGTTACTTCCGTCCCCTGGGTTTTTACTGTTAGGCCGCATTCTTTTCTTTACTATCCCCAAGTTCGAGATGTCATTCAGACCATTGACAATCTTGATAGACAAACGGCGGCAAATATAACGTTTAGCTCGACAAATCTTCAATGGTTTACGGCTTATCAAGGGCAGCTAAGCGGAGCTCAGGCGGCAGCGCTAACGCTTGCTTCTGTTCCGGCGGCAAATGCAACGACGATTTCGGTTGGCAATCTTCCTACTATTGCAAGCTCTACGATTGTTTTTAAGGCCGGTGATTTTATTCAGATCGGAAACTATCCTTACAAAGTAACCGCTGAAGTTCTGAGAGGATCGGGGGCGACGGTTAGCGTAACAATTCACAGGCCGATAATTGGCACACCATCAACGGGAACGCTTACGGCTGTCGGATCTGCTTGTACATTCAATGTCGTTGCCGAAGTTTGCCCAACCTACACGCTCAAACCCATGACCAACGGCGCTTTTGTCGATTGGGATAATGACTTCGTTTTTAGGGAGTTTGTACAGTGACAACTCCAATGACCGCGTTATCTTCCTCGACGATAACGCACAGTGAATTCGTAAGGCTAGTTACAAGCACAAACACTTATACGTTTTGTTCTGCTGCCGCATCCATAACGGTTTCTGGCATTACGTTTACAGGGTTAGGTAGCCTTCTTTCTGTTGGCGACGTTCAGAGAGACTTAAAAGCAACCTCTGATGACATGCTTATAACGTTGATCGGTATAGACCCAACAAACGTTGCTTTAGTTCTTGCAAACAACATTAAAGGCTCAACTGTTGAGATTTGGCGCGGCTTCTTTGACTCTAACTATCAAATCATCACAAGCCCAACCACTCAATTTTTTAAGCGCTACCAGGGCATTGTTAACAGCGTAAGCCTGAATGAAACCTTTGACGAAAACAGCCGATCACGAACGGTTGCTTGCTCAATTGCTTGCGCTTCGTTCCGTACGATCTTGGAGAACAAGATCTCAGGCATAAGAACGAATCAAAATACATGGCGAGCGCTTTACTCAACAGATTCAAGCATGGATCGGGTCGATGCAATTGCTGGGCAATACTTTGACTTTGGATCGCCTCCAAAGGGTGGCGGCTTGTCAGATCCTAATGGCGAAGCGGCAGAGCCGTGGTGGAATCAAGTTCAAGAAACGGGTTTATGAGATACGCGACAAAATACGATATGCCTCTCTTAGTTGAGATGATGAAGGCATACGCAAACGAAGCAGGCATAGAAACACTAAAAAACAACCAGAACGAAAACCACGTTCGATCTTTGTTTTATGAGATGTTGAAGGGGCGCGGCTTTGTTTTGGTAGACGATCAGCTTCGCGGATTTATAGCTGCTTACATCACAAGAAACTTTTGGAACAGTAGCGTTAGAGAGTTACACGAGGTTGCTTGGTGGGTAGACCCAGAGTATCGAAGTACATCAATTGGCGGAAAACTCTGGTTGAGGTTTAACAAGCTAGCTCAGGATTTGTTAGATCAAAAAAGAGTTCAGATTGTCTGTACAAGCCTTATGCCTACAAGCCCAGAGATTGATTACACACGATATAAATTCAAGCCATTGCAAGCAACATTTTTTAGAGAGTAGATCATGCCTGCAAGTCTAATAGTTTCTTATCTTGTAACCCAAGGGGTTTTTGTTGCAGGAAGTTTTGCTGCAATGGCCGCAACCGCAGCTATTAGATTTGCAACTTCTGTGGTTGTTAGTAAAGCATTCGGAAATAAAAGATCAAGCTCTATAGACGTAGGGGCGCGACAGCAAATACCACCGGCGGCAAATATAAGCATTCCTGTAGTTTACGGCGATGCTTATCTTGGCGGAACATTTGTTGACGCTGTTTTATCTAATGATCAAAAGGTTATGTTTTATGTTTTGGCTATTTCTAGCATCAGTCAAAACGGGCAGTTTTCTTTTGATACAAATGATTTTTGGTACGGCGATAGGCTTGTAACTTTTGGGACGGGGCCAACGGTTGATAGCCTTACAGATGGAAGCGGAAACATAGACTATAGCGTTGGCGAGGCATCTAGATTACAAATCTATTTGTATACGTCTGATAACGCAGGAAACGTAACAAACGTAAATTCTTTAAGCGCTCCTTGGGATGTAATGGGGCCTCTTGAGCCTTCAGGTATAGATCCTGCATTGCAATGGCCTTCAACTGGTAGAAGGATGAACGGTTTAGCTTTTGCAATTGTTCGCATGACTTATAACAGAGATGCCGGATTAACAGGATTACAGCCACTGACTTTTAAGTGTTCTCAATATCTAAATGGTACGGGCGCAGCTAAGCCCGGAGATGTTTGGTATGACTACATGACAGACACGCGTTATGGCGCTGGCATGACGGGCTTGGTTGATTCTACAAGCGCTACCACTCTCAATACTTATTCTGATGTTGTTCTTTCGTTTACTAACTCCTCCGGCGGAACAAGTACGCAACCTCGATACAGAATCAACGGCGTTATTGATACAGCAAGACCAATTCTTGAGAACGTTGAGCAAATTATTGAGGCTTGCGATTCGTGGATGACCTATACGGCAGCAACAGGGCAGTGGTCTGTCGTGGTCAACAAAGCTGAAACATCTTCTTTTTCTTTCAATGATACTAATCTTATTGGCGATATAAGGGTTAGTACAACAGACATCAATCAGCAGATCAATCAGATTGAGATAGAGTTCCCAAGCAAAGACGCAAGAGACCAGCCTGATTTGGTTTACATGGCGCTATCAAGCGGTTTATACGCCAATGAGCCAGCGAATCGAGAAACCTACAAAATGGAAATGGTTAACGATTCGGTTCAAGTTAAGTATCTTGCAAACAGAAGGCTTTTGCAGTCACGCGAGGATCTGCTTGTTTCTATAACAGCTGCCTATCCTGCTATTCAAGTAGACGCTGGTGACGTTGTAGATATTACAAACGTAGATTATGGATGGACAAATAAGCTCTTTAGGGTTGTAAAAGTCAATGAAATAACCACGCCAGATGGAGGGCTTGGCGCTACGCTGGATTTGGTTGAGTATTCCGCAACTGTCTATGCAGATCCACCTCCAGGAACCATAACTCAGTACGCAGAAGCTCCGCCATCTGGCATTCCTTCATCGCAATACATTTCTGCCCCTGGAACGCCAGTTCTTTACAACGTAGCTCCTTATGCTCCTGCTCCTTGCGCTGATCCTCCAGTTTTTAGCTTCTACTCGGATGCTCCCGCCACAGGCAGGGTTTCCCTCATGTCGCTGTACTACACAACGGTTGCAACGCCAACTAATAGCGACTGGAGCTTAATAAAAACATCTAGAACATTAGACGGAACGCCGTTTAATCCAAATGTATCTGTGGTGTTTACAAACATTACGCTGCCTTCTGGAACGTACTATTTCCGAGCGATTGCTAGCAATGAAAGCGCTTCATCTGTTAGCGGAACATCCTCGGCTTATGTTTGGGATACAAGCGTAAGAACGGTAACGCTTACGTCTACTGCTGTTCAATTTATAACCTCATCCGCCGGTGTTATTTCTCCAGCTTCTATAACTTTCACAGCTACAAGCTCGCTTAGCTCCCCAGCGTGGGCGTGGCGGGTTGATGGGGTTCTTCAGGCATCGACGACAAACACGTTTGTTCTTTCCGCGTTTGCTCCTAGTACAGCAAAAACAATATCGGTTACTGCCACACAGGGTAGCTGTACTGCTTCAAGCTCGATGATCATTTCGAGCATCAGCGACGGAGCCGTAGGCCCAACCGGTCCCGCCGGCGGCCCTACCGGTCCCACGGGTCCGATCGGTCCAACCGGTTCCGGAAGCGGCCCCACGGGTCCCACCGGTGCCACCGGCGCCGCCTCCACAGTCGCCGGGCCCACAGGCCCAACCGGTGCCACCGGCCCATCCGTTACGGGCCCAACCGGTCCAGCATCTACCGTTCCCGGGCCTACCGGTCCTACCGGTGCTCAAGGAAATATTGGCGCTACAGGCGCAACCGGTGCTCAGGGCCCTACCGGGGCCACCGGTCCGGTTTCCACCACTCCCGGCCCCACGGGTCCCACGGGCCAGCAAGGCATGGCCGGCCCTACCGGTGCCCAAGGCCCTCAAGGCAATACCGGCCCTACCGGTCCAGCCTCAACCGTCGCAGGCCCTACCGGTCCCACGGGTGCCCAAGGCAATGTCGGAGCTACAGGGCCGCAGGGCAATACTGGGCCTACCGGTCCGCAAGGCGCGGCTTCAACAGTTCCGGGCCCGACCGGTCCTACCGGTGCCGGTGGCCCCACCGGTCCGGTTTCTACAGTTCCCGGTCCCACGGGTCCCACCGGTGCCGCCTCCTCTATCGCCGGCCCCACGGGTCCCACCGGGGCCGCGTCCACGGTTCCTGGCCCAACGGGTCCCACTGGTGCTTCTGGCCTTTCGATCACCGGCCCCACCGGTCCGCAGGGTAACGTCGGCCCGACGGGTCCCCAAGGCATACAAGGAAATGTCGGCCCCACGGGTCCCACGGGCGTTCAGGGAAATGTTGGCCCTACCGGTGCGCAAGGCGCTCAGGGCCCTACCGGTCCGACGGGTGCCGCCTCTACGGTTCCAGGCCCTACCGGTCCACAAGGTGCCACAGGCCCAACCGGAAGCAACGCAACCCCGGGCGGCGTAAATACAAGCATTCAATACAACAATTCTGGCGCTTTTGGCGGCTCGGCTGATTTCACTTGGAACGGCTCGACATTGTTTGCAAAAAGCGATGTAAAACTTCAGAAGAATATCCCTGAGATCTTGTTGAGATCGTCTGGGGATGTAAAACAATATTTCATAAGCGCAAACATCAGCGACACAGTTGATGGCGGGGTTGTTATTGGAGCTGGCGCTAGCGTCAACAGCGGAACCACATACTTTACGGTTACCTCTGCTGGTAATGCTGTTTGCGCTGGTGTTTATTCGCAAACCGTAGGCGGAACAAACCGAGATGTTTATGTAGACAACACAGGGTTGATTGGTTACGTCAGCTCATTGC